GGGGCGGCGCGGGATGCGGCGCGGGGTGCGGCGCGGGATGCGGCGCGGGGTGCGGCGCGGGATGCGGCGTGGGGTGCGGCGTGGGGTGCGGCGTGGGGTGCGGCGTGGGGTGCGGCGTGGGGTGCGGAGGCGCTTCTGGTCCGAGATCTCGTCGGGACTGCCGGTGGCCCCACCCAAGCGCAGTACGACCTGCTCACCCGCGCATGGCGCGAGGTGGTCGGCCCGCTGCACGAGGATGACGTGGACCTGCGCCGGGTGACGGCATGAGCACCATGACCCCCGAGGAGCGCATGGAGGTTGCTCGAGTCAAGCTGGACGCCTGGCTGGGCGACTTCGCCAAGCTGGAGAGCCCTATCGACGGCGCGCTGGATGACCTGGGCGGCTGGATCGACGCGCTCGAGTATGCCATCACCGACGAGTGTGGCGCGCACGGCAAAGAGCACTGCTCGGGCTGCGCGGTGCAGGCGATCCGCGAAACCCGCAAGATGTTCGACGCCTTCTATGAGTTGTGGGAGGCACGAGCATGAGCCTGCCGCCGACCACCCCGAGGCAGTACGTCAACTCGTTCACCGTGTTCGACGACACTCGCAAGCTGTACGCCGGCCTGGCGCAGAAACACCGGGCGCTCGGTCAGCCCGAGCTCGCCGCCATGTTGCAGCGGTACGCCGACAAGTCTGAGCGCAAGGCGCTCGAGATCCTGGTTCAAGCCGGCACCGACGCGCAGCGCCAGCTCGACGAGACGGGAGATGACGCATGATCCCCCCGCAGGTCGTGGTGGCCAAGCTCGAGTTTGAGCTGGAGGCCGCAAGACTGGCCCTCAAGGCAAACCACTACGTCCAGTCGAGGGATGCCCTCGAGCGGATGCAGACCCTGATCGTGCAGTTGCGGGGGCTGTTGTGACCACTCTCGTGGACCGGGTTGCGCAGACGATCCTCGACACCGGACTACTCGGCTGCGGCTGCTGCGTGGAAGGCGTCGACTACGACAAAGACGGCTGCCCGCCAAACCCCGAGGGCGACCTAGGGGCAGAGCACACCTACGAGGGTCGGTGTATCCACCACGTCGGCCGTGCCGCGTACATCGCCAAGGCAATCCTGCTCGACCTGGGGTTCTGTCCGGTCGACGGAGACTCCATGCCGTGCCTCACATGTGGGGCAGGGCTCTAGTGGACTCCCTACTCGGGCTGTTCTTCGTGCTCGCCATTGGGCGAGCGCTGCTGGCGCCGGCCCTAGATGAGCTCGGGCATCGCCTCGAGCGCAGAGCGTTGGCCAAGCGTGACATTCACACTGAAACGGAGGGCTCGGCATGAGCTCGTGGGTTGAGAAGAATCGCCGGCCGAAAAACGAGGGCAACCTGACCCTGGACCGGGCCGGCGCCCTGAACGTGATCCGCACCGAAGCGCAGGTCCGACCGCACGACGGGTTCAAGCCGACCGCCGTGCACGTCAACTATCCGGTGCGCCAGGAGACCAGCGGCGAGCGGACCATGTTGATGGCCGTGCCGCCCGGGTGGACCGAGACTGACCTGCCGTGCATCCCGCAGGTGAAAGGTCGCCGGCTGGCTCGAGCGCACATGGACCGCTGGGACACCGACAACGAGCTCGTGGCCGGTGTGCTGTGTGTGGACTGCCCGGTGTCGGCCCTGTGCCTGGGCGCAGCCATCGCCGAGGAGCACGGACTGTCGGCGGGTAACCGTTACATGGTGCGCGGGGGAGTGACCCCGCAAGGGCGGGTTCGGTTGGAGCAGCAGAACGAGGGACTGGGGGAGCTGGCATGAACGCCGAGACCGGGGTGACGCTGAGTGAGGCTGACCTTGAGGCTGGCGAGGCGTACTACACGCAGCACGGATGGTCGGACTGCGCGGGTTCTGCATGGTCGACGCTTACGCCCGGCACCAAGGATGGGTGGCGACATGCTGAGTCCCAGTTCTCCCGCGCCGAGAAGGCCGAAGCCGCACTGGCCGAGGCTGAGCAGAAGGGCGCACGGGAGGCGCGAGCGGCAGGCTGGGACCGCGCTCACGATTCACTCTGCACTCACAAGTCGTGGGGTGGGCAGTGTTACGCCGCTGGACACGTCAACCCCTACCGAGCCGCGCAGGTAGGCGGTGACTCGTGAGCGGGCAGGGTGGCGAGAGGGAGGCGGCCTTCGATATGGCCGACCTGTTCCGGGAGATGGAGCGCCTTGGGCCGACCAGTCTCGCAGCGCACCTTGACCCGACGCGGCCCTACGACGGGCAGCCCCATACTGACCACGGCGAACGTGGCCGCACTGAGATCAAGGGCATCACGTTCCGCGATCTACGCGACTGCTTCATGCGCGCTTGCTACGAGTCGTCCGGCCTGCCCATCAAAGAATGGCCGGGATCGGTCCACGATCTGCCGTGGGACGACATGGACATCATCGCCGTAGCGCAGAACCTCTCGTGCAACGTCGAGAAGGCGATGGGCATCTACCCGAATGTCCCTCGACTCATCCCAGTGGACCCGACCGAGCCCCACTGGTGCGGCGAATCTCTCGACAAGGCGGTCTATCGAGCCCACAAGGGAACTTGCACCACGCCCACCGCGAGCGACCGGGGCCAGTCATGACCGGGCCGTGCCGTCAGTGTGGTCCCGGCTACCGGATCGGCGATGAAGGCTGTCGCCACAGCAGCGGGGATGTCGAGGCGGTGCTGGCCGGGGTGCTGGCTGGGCACGCTTGGGGCGGCTACATCGGGCCGCCGACCGTGACGCACGCGCTTGGGAGGTACGCCCGGTGCAGGGGCTGCGACTGGATAAGTGAGTACGACCCGGCCGATCTGTTCGGCGCATGGCAGGCCCACGTTGCCGCCGAGCAGGCGAAGGCGCTGGCTGTCTGGGCGCAGCAGGACGAGGTGGTTGAGCGCGCGACGAACGCCGCCGTCTACCTGAACGCCTACGCCGCACGCAAGGTGCTCACCGCGATCTTTGGCGGTGCGTCGTGAGGAGATTCCGCAGGCCGCCACGTCGGTGGGCCAGGTTCTTCCACGTTCACGGCGAGCCGTACCACGTCGAAAACAGCCGGCGCGGCATCCTCCGGGCGGTGCGTGAGTTCTTCACCGCCATAGACCTGGACGCCTGCGTGACCAGCGACGGTGTGATGCTCGACAACCACTGGCTGCTGCTCATGCTGCGGGACGGATTCTTCGACCCGCTCGGGCTCATCGACCCGCACACCCGGGTCGACCGTCTGACCTGGGAGCAGGCTGACAGGCTCCGCACCAAGGATGGCTACCGCATCCGCACGATGAAGTCGCAGCTCTGGTTCGCCAAGCACGCCGGCCTGAAGCGTGTCGAGCTCGAGACCAAGGAGTCGAGAGGCTTCGACAATCAGGCGATCTGGGATGACCTGGCTAAGTCCAAGCCTGCGGGACTGAGGGTGGTCGTCAAGTGTGACACCGAGCATCAAGCTTTCGCCAAGATCATGCGCCACGCCAAGGCGGCCGGGTTCACCACGATGGCGCTGTGGCACCGAGGTGAGCTGCCACCGCTGCGTGCCGTGGACTACGTGCGGGGGAGTGGGCGCAAGCGGTGACCGAGTAGTCCTTTTGGGCTACCTTTGCCCGCCAAAAATGACCAATCGGTCAGTTCCTAGGGATTTCGGACCATTTGTCCACAATAGCCCAGCGGAGAATAGATAGTGCAGTAGAGGTGGACTAGCCCACTCCCAGGGGCAGGTAGGTGCGTTGGGATCAGGGCTCGGGCCTTATCGGCAGATCAACCATTTGACATTCACACCAAAAGACTTGTACCGTGGAAACCCTGGGAAGGGAGCAGCGACCGTGACACGTAACTCGGGACCGAGCATCGAGGTATCAGTGCAGCCTGAAGGGCTGCACGATGGCCCGGAGGTCTGGGTCAAGGTGCTGTCGCACAGCATGATCGACTGGCCTTCCGTACTGGAGCGCCTCACCGATGCGCAGAAGGAAGTACTCCAGCCCGGCGCTCGCCGGCCCATCGACTACTACCCCCACCTGGTCACCGCCGAGGAGAAGGCCGAGCACGGGTTCTCCTACGAAGACTGGTGGGTGTTCACCGCCCCGCTCGACGTGAGCGGGCGCCCAATCACCGCAGGGAGCGCCGCATGAGCCGCCTGTCCTACGAAGGCTGGGAGCCGCCGCATTTGAGCTACTCCACCGTCTCCGGCTACCGCGACTGTGGCATGAGGACCAAGCTCCAGAGGGTGCTCAAGGTCGAGCAGCGGCCCGGACTGGCCGCCTGTGGCGGCAATGCCGTCCACACGGCCACCGAGATTATCGACAGGGGCGAGAGCGAGGATGGCGACTGGTGTATCTCGTGCGCTGGCGCACACCACCTCCCACCCCGCAAGGACTGCCTCGCCGTCGCCGCTCACGTCACCGTGAGTGACATCTTCCAGCAGGGTTGGGCCGAAGCCGTGGAGAAGAACAAGGAATGGTCGCCCTCGTTTGAGGTGGGCGACTACACCGTGACCGGCAGGGCCACCGCCGCGTACGGCGGCAAGCAGAACCTCCAGTGGTGGATGGACAACGGTCCCGGCATGGTCCAGAACTGGATCGACTGGCGCGAGAAGAACGGCTGGGACATCTGGGAGACCCCGGAGGGGGCGCCCGCCATCGAGCTGGAACTGAACATCGTGCTGCCCAACGACATTCCGGTGAAGATGTTCCTGGACCGCGTGATGGTCACGCCCACCGGGCAGATCACCGTGGTGGACATCAAGTCCGGCCGCACGCCGGAGACCGGCGAACAGTTGGGCCTGTACGCCACCGCGATGGAGCTCGCCTTCGGGGCGATGTTCCGCCCCGCGTGGGGCTACTTCTGGGATGCCCGCAAGGGCGAGCACTCGAGTCCCATCCCGCTGGACTCCTACACGCCGGAGTACTTCGCCGAGGTGTACGCCGAGGCGGTGCGTGGGATCAACGCCGGTTGCTTCCTGGCGAAGCCGGCCAACAACTGCTTCAACTGGTGCGGCGTGCGTGACGCCTGCCCTGCCTTCCATGCTTCACGTTGACATTCACACCAAACAGAAGGAATCGCAATGAGTGAACTGCCGACGGGTGCCGCCGAGCGGTTCTGGGCGAAGGTCGCACTCGCCGGATGGGATGAGTGCTGGCCGTGGCAGGCGGCTCGGGACCCCAACAGTTACGGGCGGTTCGGAGTCGACGGAAGCAAGACCCGGCTCGCTCACCACGTCGCACTCTGGCTGCACACCGGGGTGGACCCGCGCGGCAGCGTGGTGCGCCACTCCTGCGACAACCCGCCGTGTGTGAATCCGTACCACCTGACCGCTGGAACTCACGCGGAGAACGTGGCGGACAAGGTCGCCCGAGGGCGACAGGCCGGACAGCGGCGAGCGGGCGCCGCCAATGGCCGCACCAAGGTCTCGGACGAGGGGGCCTCCGCCGTTCTCTGCCTGCTCGAGAACGGCTTCTCCGTCAGCGCTTGCGCGCGAATCTTCGGCACGTCCGTCAATCCAATCTTGGCGATCCGCAATGGAACTCGCCCAACCACAGAGATCACCGAATGGAAGGCAGCAAGCGCATGAGCGACCGAGACCGAGATGTGGCACTCCGAGCAACGCTGAAGGCAGGCGCCGGCTACGACGCCCCCTGGCTGAGCGTGGATGCCACCGACCCCGACGACCTGACCAACAAGCTGAACTCCATCGCCAACGGCGGTGCCCCGCAGGCGCTGATCGAGGCTGCCAACGCGCTGAAGGCTGCCAACAACGCAGCCCCGCTGCTCGCCAACGGTGCACTTCCTGTCGGCTCGAGCTTCGGCGGTGGCGACCAGGCCAACGCCCCGACGGCACCGCCGCCCCCGCAGCAGAGTGGCGGGTGGGGTGGCCCGAACACCGCGCCGCCGCAGAACGCGACCCCGCAGCAACAGCCCCGACAGGCGGGCTGGCAGGCGCCGGCCACCTACCACCCCGAAGGCAAGACGTGTGACGCCTGCGGGCAGGGTCTGGAGTACAAGAAGACCTCGACCGGCAAGGGCACCTGGCGCTGCGGCCAGTGGCGCTGGAACAACGGCACGCCCAACGAGCACACCCAGCTGTGGGCGTGATCGGCATGAGCGACATCAAGGTTGGCGACAAGGTTCGCATCACCTTCGAGGACACCGTGACCTCGGTGGGTGACGACGGCCGCATCTTCGTGGATCTGGACACGGACGACTGCGAAGACGACCTCGACATGGAAGTCGGCTATCTCGTGGGCGACGACGCTGTGTCCATCGAGGTGACCGAGAAGGCCGTCGTCACCTTCAAGCCGGGTGACGTGGTGCGGCACAGGCACTGCGCCACACTCGTGTACACCGTTGGCGCTGGTGGGCATCTCGCCCACCATGCCGGGTTCGCCTGGCGTGTGGACAACTTCGGGTTCACGAGCGAGCACTACGAGCTGGTCGAGCTGCACGAGTCGCCACTGTGAGCGAGATCGCCGCACGGTACGTCGGGTTCTGCTGCCGCGAGTGGATTCTCCACGTCGCGGGCCGTGGCCGGTGCGGACTGTGCGGCGAGACGCCCACCTACCTGCGGCCGTGGACTGACGATGAGGAGCAAGACCTGTGAGAACCCTGGGCTCGGTCGCTCGCCGGCCACAGGACAGCGGCGCGTTTCTCGAGCCGGTGTTCCTGCCGCTGGAGAACGCGGGCATCCGCCTGCGTGAAGGCACCGCAACGTTCATCGCTGGCGTGGCCGGGTCAATGAAGACCGGCTTGGCCCTGTACTGGGTTGGCAGAATCAACAAGCCTGGCCTCTACTTCAGCGCTGACTCCGAGCCGTTCGAGATTTTCGAGCGGGCCGCAGCGATGGTCACCGGGGACGCGATGACGCAGGTGCGGGCCAACATGCCGGCCTACGAGGCGGCAGTGGCCAGCCTGAACATGCGGTTCGTGTTCGAGGACTCGCCCACCTACAAGGATCTCGAGCTCGAGGTGGCGGCGTACGCCGAGGTGTACGGCGAGTGGCCGAAGATCATCGTCATCGACAACCTGCTCAACCTGGTCGGCGACAACGAGAACGAGTGGGGTGCCCACCGCGACCACGCTCGGGTGATCCACCGGCTGACCCGCATCACCAAGGCCACGATGATCGTGCTCGCCCACATGGGCGAGGCGAAGCAAGACCCGACGCAGACCCCACCGCCACGCACGATGCTCCAGGGCAAGGTGTCGCACCTGCCGAAGCTGATCCTCTCGCTGGCGTTCGACGGCTCTCGGCTCAAGGTGGCCGCCGTGAAGAACCGCTTCGGACCCGGCGATGCGTCCGGCTCCACCTACGTGGAGCTGACTGTCGACCCCACAACGAATCGCTTCTACAACAGCCGCGCTGACATGGCGGCGGGAAGGCCAGCCTGATGGCGAACGAGTTTGGCGAGGACTGGTCCATCTACGTGTGGCCCTCCGACCACGAGGACGGCACCCCGTTCCCCGATGACATGCACGAGCGGCTGTCCAAGGCGCTCCGTGACGGTGGCTTCGAGTGGGAGACGGTCTGATGATCGACAACCTCAGTGCAGCAGAGCGCGAGACGGTCATCACGACCAGTGACGACGACCACCTGGTGTCCATCTGGACCGCTCAGAAGCGGTTCATCACCAAGATGCGGAAGAACCCGCAGTTCACCGAGGTGGAGACCGGCTTCTACGGAACCAGTGAGTTCTCGGTCTTCACCATTCCGGCTGACCGCTGGTCCCCCTTGGGGGTCAAGCGTCTGGTGAACCTCACGGAACAACAGCGAAACCAGGCGGCAACGCGCCTTCAGGCGGCAAGGGGGCAGGCGTGAGGTACGTCATCGGTTACTACTGCCCAAAGGGTAGCGGTCACTTCGACATGTACTCCGACCCCGACGCTGAAATGGTGTGCGGGTCTCACTTGGTCCCCATCTATCTGGACATCGAACCTGGGGAGACGTTCGGCGGCCGTGGGCTGCCGGATGGAAGGTGGGATCAGTGACCGCCACCGTGGGAGTGGAGGCGTCGGCCGACATCTACGGCATGATGCTCGAGGAGAGCGTCCTTGAGATCCCGTGCGACTACGGCGACGATGCGGAAGGTTCGCTCGGCACCCACAGCGACCCCGCTCGGTGGGTGCTCACGCTGATGCGCTGCCCGTGCGGTGCAGGCGGGCAGACCCTGGCGTGCGACAGGTGCAAGCGCCTTCGCCTTGAATCCACCGATGCTGCCGTGGTGTGCGCCCACTGCGGCGATGTCACAGCGCCGGCACGATTGGCCTACTCACATGTGGAGGCGCTGTAGTGGCATCCCAGTCTCGCAAGCATCGGGGCTACGCATCGCAGCGTCTGGTGGCCGAATGGTTCCAGGCCAACGGGTTCCCCTTCGCCGAGAGCACTGGCGCCGGTAGGTCCGGCGTCGATGTGACCGGGATGCCCGGCGTGGCCCTTGAAATCAAGGCAAGGCGCGAGCTCAACCTGACCGGGTTCCTCAAGCAAGCTGTCTCGCAGCGGGAACACGGGCTGCCGGCCGCCATCGTGCGGCCGGACGGCTTCGGGCCGGCGCGGATCGGGGAGTGGGCGGCGATCCTCACGCTCGAGGACTACACGACGCTGCTGCGCCAGGCAGGTTATGGCAATCCAGACTTGACTGGTGTTGACATTCACACCGAACAGGCGTAACGTCGGTCACACAATCCAGAGGATCAGGCCCAGCACCATCAGGGCCGTGGTGAACACGAACATTCCGATCACCACCCAACCGAGGATCACCCATATTCCTTCATTTGCCGCATAGGCGAAGACGTTCTTCATGAACCCACTATTGCAGACCGGGGGCACGCGCATGTCAGTTCAGTTCTCGCACATCACCTCATCCTGGGAGTACACCTGCATCTTCGGATGCCGGCAGTACGACTTCGAGGGTGAGCAGGAGGCCCGCGAGGCGTTCCTGTTCCACGACTGCATCTGCTCCCGGGATGAACCGGCCACGGCCGGCGCACACGAAGTTCCCTGCTGATGCTGTGCCCGGCGCAGAACAAGCAGATGTACCCCAGCAAGGCAGCCGCCATCCGGGCGGCGCTGAGCTACAGCCGCAAGCGCGGCACCGCCCTGCGCGTCTACTGGCACCGGGACTGCAAGTCGTTCCACCTGTCCAGCAAGGCCAGGACTGACCTTGACATTCACACCAGAAGGGCAAGCGCATGATTGCGGATGACCTGTTCGCCGGAGCGGGTGGCTGGGATGTCGCCGGCCGCTGGCTCGGCATCGAAGCCCGAGGGGTGGAGAACATGGCCGCAGCCCGGGAAACCCGTGATGCTGCCGGACTGACCACCATCCACGACGACGTGTGGACGTTCAAGCCTGACGGACTGGCCGAAGGGCTGATTGCATCGCCGCCGTGCCAGACGTTCTCGCTGGCAGGCAAGGGCTCCGGCCGCAAGGCCCTGGACGACGTGATGTTGGCCATCGACACGAAGGTGTGGAAGTACCTCAGCCTGCTGAAGTCGTTCGGTGAGGAGCTCGGGGATGACCGCACCGCGCTGGTGTTGACGCCGCTGCACTTCGCCACCCAGTACGACTACCGCTGGCTGGCGTGGGAGCAGGTTCCGACCGTCCTGCCTGTGTGGGAGGCGTGTGCCGAGGTGTTGCGCGAACACGGCTACTCGGTGTGGACGGGCAACCTCCAGGCTGAGCAGTACGGCGTACCGCAGACTCGCAAGCGGGCCTTCCTGCTGGCATCCAAGGACCGTGAGGCGGCGCCTCCGGTGCCGACGCACTCCAAGTATTACCCGCGCACCCCGGACAAACTCGACCCCGACGTGAAGCCGTGGGTGTCGATGGCCGAGGCTCTGGGCTGGGGCCTCGTGCCCCGGCCGTCGTACACGTACTGCGGCGTGAGTGCTCACGCCGTCGGCGATGTCGAGTGGGGGGGGCTTCTGTGAGGAAGGCTCTCGCGGACGCGAAGGCGTCGGCCGACCCGAGCCGCTGGAGGGCCTGATGTACCGCAGTACGACGATGCCGAACAGCGCCAAGCGTGCGGCGGGCACGCCTGCACCGACCGTCGCCTTTGGCCACGACGCGGCCAGCGCACAGTGGGTCAGTGCGTGAGATATCTGCGCAGCAACTACGGGACTGGCGGGGACGCCAGTAACCGTGGCATCAGAGGGGGGGGCAACCAGCCCCCACCGTCACCAGCAAGATCGACCGCTGTCGGTGGATCGAAGTGAGGGAAGCGGGGCACTACGGAATGTCTGATCGACCCGCACCCACCATCACTGGCGGTGGAACCGAGACGGGCGGGGCCGAGCCCATCGCTCACCTCGACCGCTACACGAACCGCGAGGACTGGTGCTGGGCCAGGCCCAGCACCACCGTCGTTGGTTCCTTCAAGCCTGAAGTCATCGCAGCACCGGGATACAGGACCACCGTGAGCAGACAGAACGCAGAAGGATCAGTTCGCGTCACCGTCGAGGAGGCGGGGATTCTCCAGAGCTTCCCGGTCGACCACCCGTGGCAGGGGCCGAGGACCAAGCAGTACCTCCAGGTCGGCAACGCCGTCCCCCCGCTGCTGGCGCTCGCTGCGCTCTCAGCCATCACTGGCATTGACATTCACACTGAAGGGGTTGCCTGATGTCCAATGCACGCGGGAAGCACAAGAGTCGCGGCAAGCGCCGCACCAAGAAGGTCAGCCAGGGCCTGCGCGTCGGCTCGCGCTCCATCTCGCTGATCCGAGTCCAGCTCGCCGTGCTCGGCAAGGGCCAGGTCGACTCCATCAAGGAGGTCGAGGTCCGTCAGACGTTCGGTCGGTGGATGTCCGACCGCCAGCGAGTCATCTTGGGGGAGCGGTGAAGGTCAGCAAGGTGCTGCGCAAGGCGGCCGACCACATCGAGACGTACGGCCATCACAAGGGCTACTTCTGGCCGGACGGCGAGTCCTTCGATGCCCCGTACACGGCCGGCGACCCGTGCTGCGCCCTCGGCGCCATCGCCGTGGTCGAAGGCGTTGATCCGACCATCTTCGACACCGAGGCCATGCAGTTCGTGGCCGACCACTTGGCTATGACCACCCCCCGATTCGCCGACTGGAACGACAGCCATTCCGATGTCGAGGTGCTGGCCATCCTGCGGGCGGCGTCCGAGCAAGCGAAGCGGCTCGGACGATGAGTCGCGTGACGCTGGAGTCGGGCCAGGTGCTCGTCAACGTCCACGACGAGAAGAACTGTGCCGGCGAGAACTGCTGCATCCACAACCCTAGCAACCATTCAATGATTGAGTTCCCGCGCTACTGGCGCAGCGACTGGGGCGGGATGATGGAGCGCACCTGCCCGCACGGCATCGGCCACCCCGACCCCGACTGGCTGGCCGGCAAAGACCCCGCCGACATGTTCGGCGTTCACGGCTGCGACGGGTGCTGCCGGTGAACATCCTGCGCGCATGGCTGGCAAGCCTCTGCTTCACGGCCGCCGAGATCATCGGCATGGCCGGCGACATGATCGAAGGAGACGACGATGGACTTTGATCTTGCGTCGTACTACATCGGCCTGGTGGTCGGAATATTGCTGGGGTACGTCTTGGCAGTGACCAAGTGACCCCGCTCAAGGCTGAACTCGACGCCCTCGAGTCCGTGCTCACCACACCACTCGGTGACTTCCTCACCGACAAGGACGCTGGCGACCAGGACAAGCTGACCTCCACCGCCCAGAAGCGGATGTTCACCAAGGCCATCCAAGCCGTCGATGAGGCCCGGGGTGGTCGCACCATGTGGATGGTGGTGCTGCGCCACGGCTTCGAGAGCCGCACCATCTACACCGGCTTCGGCCCGTACGGCACCAAGGCGCAGGCCGAGAAGGCTGCGCAAGGTGAACTGCTGGGCCTCGAGCCCACCGCCTACGCCGTCGTCGCCACCCGCAACAAGGAGGGGCTGGCGCAACTGGTGAGCATGGCCGACGAACTGCCGGAGCCGATGCGGGTGAGCAAGGACCAGGAGCGGGTCAACATCAAGCGGATGGGCCAACTGGCCAGCAACCACAGCGACATCAAGCATGTGCGGAGCGTGAAGGTGAAGAACATCGGCAACGTCCGTGACGTGCGCGCTCGGGAGGGCCTGTGAGGATTCTCGTTACCGGCTCCCGCGACTGGGATGACGAGCAGAGGGTGTTTGACGCCCTCTACACATACTGGCTCGCGGCGGAAGCGCCGAGCGAACTGACGCTCGTGTCCGGCCACTGCCCAACTGGAGCCGATGCCATCGCTGAGCGCATTGTCACCAACGCGGGCATGGGCTGGGAGCCTGAGTTGCACCCCGCTGACTGGGACACGCACGGCAAGAGTGCGGGCTTTCGCCGCAATGCCGAGATGGTGAATCTGGGTGCGGATTTTTGCCTCGCGTTCATCAAGAACGGGAGCAAGGGCGCCACTCACACTGCCGACCTCGCAGAGAAGGCGGGCATCCCAGTGCGGAGGTTCCTCGCGTGAGCGACCTCGAGCCGTACGGCGACCTGCCGGTGGTCGAGTGCTCCGAACACCACTGGTGGATCGAGCGCGAGGACGGCAGCACCGCCTGGATCGGCCGCTGCCACGTCTGCGGGGCCGACGTATGACCCGCGCAGACCAGTGGTGGCTCGACCGCATGGAGTCCGTGCCGTCACCCCGGTGCGGCCGGCTGGACGATCACGAGCCACACGACTGGACGGGGTGCCTGAACAGCATCCAACGCTGCCCCGGTCACGTCGTCATCGAGGGGTCCAATGCAAGAGGTTGAGAAGCCCGACCTCGAGGCCATCTTCGAGCACTACGACCTCCGCATCTTCGGCGCAGACCGTGGCGGTTGGCGCAAGGCCCAGTGCCCCATCCCAGACCACGAAGACCGCAATCCCTCTGCCTCGGTGAACGCCAGCGAAGGCAAGTGGCATTGCTTCACCTGCGGCCGAGGTGGCGACGGGTACGACATCATTCAAGAAAGGGAAGGCTTTGCTGGATTCTCTGATTCCAAACGGTTCGCAGCTCGCTTTCTTGACGGAAGCGGCGAAGCGGTACGCGATGACAGTGGATCAGGCGGGAGCCTTTCTGTCCGCTCGCGGGGTAACAAGGGATACCGCAATCAGCCGGCACCTTGGCTACGTCTCTGAGCCCGCGCCTGGGCACGAGCGATTCAAAGGCTGGGTGGCCATTCCGTACGTCACCAACGGTGGCGTGGTGGCCATGAAGTTCCGGTGCTGCAAAGACCACGACTGCAAGGCAGAGAGCTGCCAGCGGTACGACGCACCGGCAGGCCAGAAGGCCCGGCTCTACGGTGCGGCAGACCTGGCCAGTGGCGGCGATGTGGCCGCCGTGGTCGAAGGGGAGTTCAAGGCCATCGTCGTGTCACAGGAGCTGGGCATCCCAGCGGTGAGCACGTCGGCAGGCCAGTGGCTTGAGCACTGGCCTCGGACGCTGGCCGACTTCGACCGGGTGCTGGTGATTGCCGACAATGACGACGCCGGCATGAAGCACGCGAAAGACAAGGTGCTGAAGTCGCTCCCGCAGGGGCGACTGGTGGTGCCGCCGAGTGAACACCCCAAGGTGGACGACTGGCTTCACGATGTTGGGGCCGACGAAGTACGGAAGGCGATCGGTCTGTGAGGAACTTCTCCGACAGCGGGGCGCAGGACTGGTGCGACCAGATCAACTGGGAGCAGGACTTGAAAGACCTGCTCGCCGAGGTGCGAGCCTTGATGTCCGACCGCCACAAGAAGTACGGCAGCGGCAACATCGCCAAGCGCGGACTCCCCGGCATTCTCGTCCGACTGGACGACAAGCTGGCACGGCTCGACAACGGCGACATGGACTTCGGCGACGAGTCCTACCGTGACGCCTGGATGGACGTGGTGGGCTACTCGCTCATCGCGCTGATGTGTCTCGACGGCAGCTGGCCCGGCGTGGAAAAGCCCGCCTGACTCCTTGCATTCCACCCGCTCCGTGAAATACCGTTGACATTCACACCGAAAGGCGGCAACGTGAACGCCAGAGTTCTTCTCATCGACATTGAGTCCGCGCCGGCAAAGGCCCACGTCTGGGGACTTTTCAACCAGAACATCGGTCTCACCCAAGTGCTCGAAGACCCGCGCATGATGGGCTTCGGCGCCAAGTGGCTGGGCGACCGGCGCGTGCAGTGGTTCTCGGAGTACCACGACGACCGGATCACGATGCTGACCAAGGCCCGCGACCTGCTGGACGAGGCCGACGTGGTGTCCCACTACAACGGGAACACCTTCGACACCCCGTGGATTCAAGGCGAGCTCGCCGTCGAAGGACTCGACGCACCGTCGCCGTTCAAGCAGGTCGACCTGTACCGGGTCGCCAAGCGGAACATGCGATTCCTCTCCCACAAGCTCCAGTACGTTGCCGGCCGACTGGTCAACGACTCCAAGGTGGCCCACTCGGGCCACCAGATGTGGGTCGACTGCCTCGAAGGTGACGAGGAGACGAAGCGTCGGGCCTGGAACAAGATGCGCCAATACTGCAAGCAGGACGTGGCCCTGCTCGAGCCGCTGTTCCACAAGCTGAAGCCGTACTTCCCGGCCAGCGTGAACTTCGCGGTGTACAGCCCCGGCGACGAGATGGCCTGCCAGAAGTGCGCCGGCACCAACCTCGAGCGCAGGGGTGTCGCCTACACGGCACAGCGGGCGTACCCGCAGTTCCGCTGCAACGACTGTGGCGGCTGGACCCGCGACAGCAAGAGTTCCTGGTCGATCAACTCAGTGGGGGTAACGCGATGAGCGTGGAATACACCGAGGAAGAACTGTCAGACCTCGAGGCGCTGCGCAACCTGCGGCACCGGATGACGCCGCAGTCCAAGTCCGGCAACCCGGCTCGCAAGCACGAGGCCGTGGTCACGCTGGAGGCTGTCGAGATCGAGGTCGCCAAGATCCACCGTGCCGCCGAGGCGCGAGCCGGAGTGGTCCTGTGACCCCGCCATCCCGCCGCTCGGCCTACATGAGCCGCTACAGCAAGCTCTATCAGGCCGGCTACCGCATGACCGCTGACTCGAGGACTGCACGCCGGCAGGTGCAGGCGCTCATGGCCATCGGCTACACGCGGGCGCTCATCGCCGAGGAGTCAGGTATCTCCCGTTCGTTCGTGGATGAACTGGCCCACCAGTACGACGGCACCACCCGGGTGCGTCACGAGATCGTGGCGAAGGTGGCAGTCGCCTACGAGCGGCTGCACATGCAGCCCCGTGACGACACCGCTGCCCGCAAGGTCAAGACCTACGCCCGGAAGAACGGGTACACCCCGCCGCTCGGCTGGGATGACATCGAGACCGACGTGCTTCCGCACGTTCGAGTGAAAGGAATGGCGGCATGACGACCAGGACCGATCTGCTGACAGACCTCGCGCCGATGGTCAACGGGATCGCCTCCGAGTTCGGCCGGCGACACCACGTCCACGGTGCGGACGCTGCCGACTTCAGCCAGGAGATGTTCCTGTGGATCGTGAAGAACGAGGACCAGGTGCGGACGTGGCTGGACCAGGAGTTCTTCGCCGAAGACGAAGGCATCAAGCTGATCGCCCGTTCCCTGCGGAACGAGTGCAAGGACTACGCCGTCGACATCAAGGCGCAGACGCTCGGCTACGAGCGCACCGACCTGCACTGGTACAGCAAGGGTGAGGTGAAGGCCCTGCTCCCTGCGGTGTTCAACGAGTCCGCGTGGCACGAGCCGCCCCAGTCGGAAGGCCGCTCCACCAAGTCGCAGGCTGAAGGCGGCAACTGGATCGCCACGCTGGCCGACGTGGCGCAGGCGTTCTCCAAGCTGGACCCCAAGGACCAGCACCTGCTCCGTCGTTTCCACGAAGACGACTGGACGAACAAGATGATGGCCGAGGCTGAGAACGTCAGCCACCAGTCGATGTCGGAGCGGCACGACCGTGCGGTTGACCGGCTGGTGCGCCTGCTGGGCGACACCGCCCCACGGCCGATGCGGGATGCGGCCTACTACCCGCGCGACCCCTGGCGGGGGCGCAGGGCTGTGACCAACTCATCGGCTCGGGCGTATCAGTCGGCGGTCTACGATGACTGAGCATTCCGCCGAGAAAGACGCGCCTGCCATCGCCCTCGGGGTGAGCAACTTCTTCGGGGGCGATGTCTTCGAGCACTACCAAGGAGACGGCTACTTCATCGTCGCCACGACCGACGAATCCGCTCTGGAACTAGAGCCCGGTGACTTCGTGGTGAAGCGCAAGTGGTCCACCTCCGTTGTGCCCTATGTCCACCGCGTCATTCCGTCCGTTAGGGGCGACGGATGATGTCGTCGTCCTCGGGTGTGCGGCCCACCCAGAGGAACCCTTCCTCGGTGTCACGCTCATAGATCACAACTGCATTCGCTTCATCGAGACGAGACCTCCATTGCGTGAGGTCTCGTTTCTCTTTGTCCGTAAGGGCTTCGCCACGGCGACGGCGGGCTTCCAGTCGGAGCATCCGCACATCCCATGCCATTCGGTGATCCCAGCGAATTCGCCAGGGGATCATCTCCATGTAGTTGGGGCGGGGCCGGCTCGAAGCCAGGTCGTACCGCCTGATCGCCATGCCAATCGCAGAGCGCGAGACTCGGATGTTGCTGTCCACCTCCCAGGCGTCAACGATCTGCTGCTGGGTGAGCCCCTTGGCCAGATAGTTCTTGAGCTGGGTCTTGTCCGGTACTCGAGTCGTGCCCTCCTTGGATGTGGTCATATTGACATTCTGCCCGAACGTGTCCAGCGGATGCAAGGAGGTGTGATTGTCAGCACCCTTCGTGTCGTGTACCGTTGCATCGTCGCAGGTGGGCCATATGGAATGAGTTCTGGAACTATCCGTCCTATGGCCATCGGTGTGAATGTCAAGGTAGGATCAGTGTGAATGTCAACGACAACTCACCCAGTGGAGGACTACATGCGGGAAGAACTCTCGCCAGCAGTGGAGGCGTACCTTCGCCATCGCCGCAGCCAGGACTACTCGAAAGCCACCTTGCGCCACGAGCAGCAGGTGTTGAAGCGGTTCATGCTCATCAACGGCAACATCTGGTGCCACGGCATCACCGACGTGCAGGTCAACAGGCACTTCGAGGAGGTGTCCAAGACTCGAGCGCCCAGCTCCATGCGCAACGACCACGCCACCCTCCAGCAGTTCTTCAAGTGGTGCCGGCACACCGGCCGGATGCCGGTGGACTCCGACCCGATGTTCGGCCGGCGTCAACCCAAGGCCATGCACCGAGAGCGCAACCGCATCCCGGTCACCGACTTCACCCGGCTGCTCGAGGTGGCCGAGGAGAAAGAACCTCGAGACCGGGTGCTGGTGGCGGTGTTGCTCTACACCCTGATGCGCGACAGTGAGGTCACCTCGCTCCGCATCCGCGACGTTGACCTGAACGGTGGGTGGATCAAGGCGGTGATCCACAAGACCCGGCAGGAAGACATGGTGCCGATCTCCTCCGAGCTGGACGCCGAACTCCGAGCCTGGCTCACCCACTACACCACGATGGTGGGCAACCTGGAACCTCACCACTTCCTGATCCCCGCCAGGGCTGTGCACCCCGTCCACGGGGGTGACGGCAAGATCACCCACCACGCTTCCATCTACAAGCCCGAGCGGCAAATCCGGGCGGCAGGCAGGGTGGTCACCCCGCTGCTCGAGCGCTTCGGGTTTCCTATTGCAGACCAGTACGGAAAACCGCTCAACGAGGGCGCCCACACCATCCGTCGCTCCGGGGCGCGAGCCCTCTTTGACCAACTGGTAGACGGTGGCTACGACCACGGCCTGCGGGTGGTCCAGAGCCTGCTGCACCACAAGTCGATGACCATGACGGAGAAGTACATCGGCATCTCGGCCGACCGTCGTTCCCGAGACGACATCATCCGAGGCCACACGATGTATAGGGTGGAACGCGACAATGTAATCGAGTTGGTCAGGTGAGAACCTTGGGTGTCCGCGTCGTCCGCGAGCTGGTGTGCGACCTGTGTGGGTCTACCGATGGGGTGCTGCGATGGCACCTCCAGCGGGAGGGGAAGAAGCGTTCCCCAGACCTGTGCGACAAGCACGGCAAGCCACTGGTCGAGCTGCTCGAGAGCTTGCCAGCCAAGCGCGGCAACCAGGGCCAGCGAGAGGTGTTGACCGAGGCGCAGGTCAAGCAGAAGGTCCGAGCGTTTCGGGCTGCGGCGAAAAAGCGTGCGTAGCCCCAGGATGGTTGGTAGTGTCAACGGTGTGAGGATTCTCGGGATTGCCCTCTGTGCCGCTGTGGGGCTGATGCCGATGGCGGCTAGCGCCCAGGCTCCCGCCGCCCACTTCACCGCGACGTTCACGGGTGTGACCTGCGACCAGGCGAGTGGCACCAGCTACTCGTTTGTCATCACGAACACGACGCCACAGTGGGCTGACTTCGACGTGTTCTGGCTTGCCGGCAAGAAACCGGTGAACTTCCCGCTGAGCCAGCCGAGTGGCCCGGCGAACTACACGTTCGTCACGAACGGGACCAGCACGCTCGTACTCCGGGACGGGCACCAGCGGTTCCTGCGCATCCGCATGACCGACACCTGCTGAAATGGAAAACAGAGCCACCCCGTGAAGGGTGGCTCTGTCTCTCCTGAAGGTAGCGAATCTTCAAGTTCCCCGACCTGCACGGCGGGAGTCTTACAACTTGCGGATGGTCAGCATCACAATGCCGCCGAAGCCGTCGTTGCCCTTGCCCGGTGGTGTGACGCCCCGGTGTTCGACCGATTCGATGTAGCAGGTGCCGGCCTCCCCGGTGCGGAAATCCTGAAACTGGAACACTCCACCGGAGGCTTCCATATCTTCGAGTGCTGCCAAGCGATCCCAAGCGCTGCCCACGTAGCCGACCGCCCGGGAAGATCCTCGACGCTCCACGTCCATCAGCATGAGCGGGAAGCGGATCAGCCGCTGGCGCCTGGGCGCCGGAAGGGCGCGGAGTTGGTAGCCCAGGAGCGTCGGCCCGACAGTCGGATCTCCCGCACTGCGAGTGAGCACGAACTTCAGTCCGACCAGCTCGGTCGGTGAGTCCATGCCAAGGGCGATCTGATCCTCACCCGTTGAGGTGGCGAGGTCGACGGTGAGCAGCGAGACTTCACTGCCATCGGAGAGCACCTTGTAGACGGTGACGGCGCCGCTCGCCCCGGAGCACTTCATCTTCACCGTGTGGAACTTCTTGGGCTCCAGAGTGCCGAAGCGATGCAGCCCGGTGTACAGGTAGCCCGAGCCGCACAGATTGGAACTCTCGTGCTTCATCGAGCCGGCTGGCGGGCCTGACGCCTTTCCGGCCCATGCGACCAGGGTGTTGCCGGCCCAGGTGAACACGCCGTAGGCGGTGGCTCCCGCCACGTTGACCGGGAAGTCGGTGTATGGATCGGGGAGTTGAGCCCATGCGAACTCGAGACCATCGCCCACCTGCTCGGACAGATTCACCTCGTACACGCTGGCATTGCCGGTGACAAAGACGCTCGAACCCTTGCGGGCGATGCTGGTGAAGGCGCCGAGCTCCGAAGCTGCCCACTCAATGAGGAGTGGGCCGTATGTCACCTGGCCGACATCGGAGACAACGCCGATGCGCACACCCAGCGTCGTGGTCATAGCCAGGAACCCGAGGTGATAGGCCAATCCTCGGATAGCCTCACCTACCGGAAGTTCGGCAACCTGTACGGGACCGGACATTGACGGCACCACGCCACTGGTGGACAGGGTGACCGAGTAGATGCGCCCACCATTGCCGATGAGCACCGGCCCCGGGGTGTCGGTCAGGCAGATGGAGTTACCCCAGTCGTCATTGAGGGTGAACACCTTATCTCCAGCCGCGATGGCTACGGGCGGTGCGGCTGGGTTCGGGTCAAGCTGATACCAGGTGTTGTTGGTGTCGACCGCCCACAGGCGGTCCTTGGCGTAGAAGATGTTCCGAAATCCGGTCGAGTGCGTGTAGATGGCAGCACTGGAGGGTGCACCTCCGGCGATCCCCACCCGCTCGATCTTGTTGGACGACGTGGTGACGTATGCACACAGCGGGCCGACTGTCACGCCGGTCGCCGTGCCGACTGTGGGCGTGTAGTCGGTAATGGGGCCAGTCAGCGATGTGGCGTATCGAACGACGAAACTGTCCCTCACCACGAGGAAGCCGTTGCCGGCGCCGCCGTATACGATGGGACCACCCCAACTGCCGCTGGTGGTGTTGATCCACTCCTTCTGCAACGTCGTTTCGCCGGGAGCGAACGGGTCCACGCCCACCCCGGTGCGGTAGCGGTTCAGAACCGTCTCACCGTCAGTGGTGTCGTAGTACTTCACGCCGGCACCCTTGTGGAACGAGAACTGGCCCTTTGTCCAGTAACCCAGCAGCGACTGGTCGCCGTACTCGGTGGAGTTGTCGAACTGGTCCTTCTTGAACTGTGCGGTGGCCCGCTCGTAGGGGTTGTCGTCGCTGATCTTCAGCTTGAACCCGAGGCCGCCGATGGCCACGTCATAGCCGAGGCCCGTGTCGGTGAGGGTGGCGCCCGAGCCAGCCGGGAGCGCCGCTATCTCCCCGACCGTGGGGCCTACGGTTGGCAGCGTCATCAGGCAGCCTCGTAGGTGCCGGTGATGACGATCTTGTCGCCGACCGCCCAGGTCCACGGCACGGTGGGCGAGAGGAAGGAGCCGTCGTTGTTGTAGAGGGTGACAGCCACCGTCGACAGTGCGGCGGCGAAGTAGTGGCGGTACGCGCTGGCTGAAGTGTCAAACATCGAACTGGTTCCCACCGGCTGCCGGCCCGAGTCGAGCGCCACTGCTGTCTGCGGGAGAGAGAACGTCGGGGCGCCCGCGAAAGTGTCGGTGCTGCCGACCGTGTACACGATCTTGAACTCCACCATCTTGCCGGTCTGCATGTACTTCCCGGTCAAGGTTCCGTTGACGAGTCCCCAGCCGGCCATGGTCGGGGTGTAGGCGACCATCGCACCGGAGATGTCCGTGGTGGCCCCGCCGACCTTCGTACCCGTGGAGAGCGTCTTGTTGGTCAAGGTTTGCGTGTCGGTGGTGCCCAGGACAACGCCGGCCGGGATGACCTTCTGGGCCGCCGACCCGTCGACATTGCCGGAGCCGTTCGACAGAACGAACGAGGATGCAGCAATGCCGGAGATGGTGTTGCTGTCCGCGCTGATCGTCTTGCCCGTGAGAGTCTGGGTGTCCGTGGTTCCCACCACGGCCCCAGCCACGCCGTGAACACCAGTGCTGGCGTTGACGTGGGTGTTGGCCTCGCGGAAGTCGAGTGCTGCGTGCGAGTGCTGGACCACGGCCGCCGCGTTGTGCGAGACGGCAGTGGTGGAGTCGTAACCGCGAGTCACCGTCAGGTTCAGGCCGGCCACCCCAGTGACCAGTACGAGCTCCTGGTTGGCCGTGTCCGGCTCGAGGGTCAGGATGAACGGCGCAGCCGGGAAGCCGGTGGTGGCTGCCACCGCCAAGACGGTGCCCACGGCCGTAACCCCGCTCGTGAGAGTCGTCTGGATGGCGGTGCTCGAGAAGTTGCGGGTGCTCATCGGTTCCTCATCGTGATTGCTACCGGAGTGTTGGCCCGAAGCCGCTTGCGCTCACGCTCAACCTCGAGGTCGTAGCGGAGCTGGAGTTGGCCGGACAACTGGGAGGCCCGGCCGATCTGGTTCTTGGAGTCGTACTCATCGGCTTGGGCGGTGTCGACGGGAAGCCGCGATACGTCCATGAAGGCGAGCAGTTGGGCACAAGTCCCGTAGACGACGGCGAGCTTCGCGGTCTCCCGCAGCCCTGAAGTGGTCAGGGCGTCGGAGTCGTTTACCAGCGCCGTGAGCGAGCGCAGGTAGGTGACGGTCACCGTCTTGCCGGGAGTGGCCGATTCCATCAGCGTGATCGAGTTGGTGGTGGCCCACTCATCCGTGGGGGCCACAGAATCGAAGGAGTAGCGGCGGATGATCTGCTGCTCTCGGGATGGCCCGTTCAGATCCGCTGTTACCCGCAATACCTTTTCAGCCTCTGCGGGGATGCTGTAGGTGGTGACGGCCGGCACGAACGTGAACTGGGTCTGCGCAACACCGAAAAGCGTGGGGTACAGCGCCAGGATGGTGTCGTTGATGGCTGAAGCCACCCGCGTGCGGGGCCAGGTGGGCGCCATTGTCAGGATGGCGCCCGAAGTGTGCGCCGCTGCCGTGGTCCCGTAGTAGCCACGGATCACGATGGCGATGTTGGAGCCACGGTCCACCGACTCGATGAAGATGAGCTCGGAGTCGAGCTCAGCCAGACCTTGCTCGAGGTCGGCGGCCGAGGAGACCGTGATGGATGCCACCACGCCGTCGATGTCGGCCGCCAGCCGGGTGGCACGGGGCTGGGCCAGCCCGTAGCCGTAGAGGTACTGAAGCACCTCGTCTTGAAGATTGCGGAAAGTCGTCACAGTAAGGCCGCCGCTCCGTCAACCTCGAGGAACGTGGACGGGTCGGTCTTGCCGGCCAGCTGGTTCAGCACCCCGGCGAGCTCGCGGTAGTTGGGCAGAGTGTTGAGCGCCTTCACGTTCAGTGCGCCCACTAGGTCGAGGTTGGTGGTGCCGGCCCAGACGTTCGCAGCGTTCTGCGCGGTCAAGGTCGCCTGGTCGTTGACCAAGGTGCCCGCCTTGCGGTTCAGGTGGTAGACGAGAGTGGTGTCGCTCATGCCTGGTACGCCGTTCCTGTCGTATTGCTGATGGCCAGCGCAGCTTCAACCTGCGGCCGGGATGTGCCGGAGGGCTGAATGCCCTGCGCCCTGGCGTCCTTGTAGGCGTCGAGGTCGCGGTCCCAGCGCTTCTGCGCCGAGTAGTCCATGCCGTTGGCCGAGTTGGCATACCCGATCCGCAGGCCCTTCGCCTTCATGCAAGCCCCCCAGGACTCGTGGTCCTGAGTGGGGCAACCTGACGTGCAGGCCATCGCTACCTCCGGTGTGAGTGTCAAGATCAGCTGACTGTGAAGCCGGCTGCGGTCAGGGCGCTGGCCACCTCGGTGGTGACCTCGTAGATGTGCCCGCCGAGGAAGTAGTCCGTGCCGGCGACCAGCCCGGTCAGGTCGCCCAGCCAGGGGAAAGGGTCGAGCACGAACACGCCGTTCTTCTTCACGACGGACTGGCCGACTGGAACCCCGTACCGGCTGAACAGTCGGTCGCCGGGGACGCTCTGCATCACCGTGGGCGGCTCGAAGGTGGGCATGTCACATCCCCCTCTTGAGATGGTTGCGGTAGCCGAGTGCAGCGCCGGCAAGCAGCAGGTCGAAGGCCAGCGGTCCCACCTCGCGGCGGAAGCCTTGGCTCAACTTCGTCACGGACAGGCCGTACCTGTCTGCAAGCAGGTCGACGGCCATGAAGCCGTTGACCCAGCCCGCTGCTGCCAGCACCTTGCGCATCACTCGCGGCCGAGAAGTCCCCGCTGACCCAGGTTGGTCAGCACCGAGAGGACGGCACCGCCGAGGGCGAATCCGCCCACGACCTTCCAGTCCGCGTCCAGGACGTTGAGCTGGTCGGCGCCAAGGGCGAGCACAGCGGACTGAGCCGCAGACTTGGCCGCACGGTCGACGAGCTCGGTGTAGTAAGCCTTGATCTTGTCCAGCATGGTGATGCCTTTCAGTGACGGGGGAGGATGGAGAGCGCCTTGGCGATCTGCCGTGCGCGGTACGTGCGACCGGCAGCCACCGCTCGCTGGTGCGCCACGCCGAGCAGGGCGCGGGG